ACCTGGCAGTCCATCTACAAACTTCCCCGACAATATTTCTCAAGATTTAATGTGGTCGTTGGAGATGAAGCACACCAGTTTAAATCAAAGTCATTAGTATCTATAATGACAAAACTTTCTGATGCGAAATATCGTTTTGGTTTCACAGGAACTCTAGACGGAACCCAGACACATAAGTGGGTTCTAGAAGGTTTATTCGGTCCTTCCTACAAAATCATCAGAACAGAAGAACTGATGCAGAAGGGTCACGTTGCTAAACTGGATATTAATATACTGTTATTGAAACACCCACCGAATAAATTTGAAAACTTCGAGGAAGAAGTTCAATATATTATCAATCACGAAAAACGTAATAAGTTCATCCGCAATCTTGCCCTTGATCTTAAAGGTAACACTCTTATCTTATTTTCAAGAGTAGAGGGTCACGGACAACCTTTATACGAACTCATAAATAGTAGCACAGTTGAACAACGCCACGTGTTTTTTGTTCACGGTGGTGTAGATACAGAAGACCGAGAAAAAGTCAGAGAAATCACCGAAAAAGAAAACAACGCAATCATTGTTGCTTCCTACGGAACTTTCTCTACTGGTATTAATATTAAAAATCTACACAATGTTATCTTTGCTTCACCATCTAAATCAAGAATTAGAAATCTTCAATCAATCGGAAGAGTTTTAAGAAAAGGAGACAATAAAACCAAAGCAACTCTATATGATATTGCCGATGATATCAGTTATAAGTCAAGAAAAAATTATACACTCAATCACCTAATCGAAAGAATTAAAGTCTATAACGAAGAAAATTTTAATTATGATATTGTAAACATACCACTAAAAAACTAATGGGAGAGGAGTTTCACGCAGCAATCAAATTAGTTACAGGTGAAGAAATCTTTGCACTCGTTTGCATTGATGAAAATGATGGAGATCCTATCATTATTCTTCAAAATCCTGTGATTATGAAAGTAATGTCCAATCAAGTAGGACAGTATGTCAAAGTTAGACCTTGGATGGAAATCCCTACCGATGATTTCTTTGTAATCAAGTACGATAAGATCGTAACAATGACAGAAGTCAAAGAAGGTCAAATGATAAACTTTTATGAAAGATATCTTAATGATGAAGATGTTGATATTGAGATGGATGGGAAGGTAAAGATATCTGATAAAATGGGGTTTATATCCACCGTTGAAGATGCTCGCAAGAGCCTTGAAAGGATCTTTAAGAATATTAAAGAAAGCTAAACCCTTCTCTTCAACCCTAACAAAGGTATTTTACTCATATTTTTAAGTTCTGTCAAGTCCTTAAAGTATGCTATAATGAACATAACAAAAATTTATCTACAGAAACCGATGTTATGTCCAAAAAGAAATCAGAACATTATGTAAACAACAAAGAGTTACTTGAAGCACTCGTTGTCTATAGAACTAAAGTTGAAGCAGCATACTTAAAAAAGTATGATAAAGATTTGACAAAGCAACCAAAAGAAGAAAGAGCAAAGCACTGGGAAGGTAAACCACCTATCTCAAACTATCTGGGTGAGTGTTTTCTTAAGATTGCTACACATCTGTCGTACAAACCGAACTTTGTGAATTATATGTTTCGGGATGATATGATTTCTGATGGTATTGAAAACTGCGTCCAGTATATTCATAACTTTGATCCCGCAAAGTCAACAAACCCATTTGCGTATTTTACTCAAATCATTCACTACGCTTTTCTTCGTCGTATTCAGAAAGAGAAGAAGCAACTGGAAATCAAGACTAAGATTATTGAACGAACTGGTTTTGATGAGGTCATGGTGATTGACGATAGCTTGCTTTCTGGTAGCAGTTCCGACTATAATACCATCAAGGATAACATCGCATACAAGAACCGATGAAGGTTGCCATTATTACGGACCAGCATTTTGGAGCCCGTAAGTCTTCCAAGTTTCTCCACGACTACTTCAAAAAGTTTTATGATACTGTGTTCTTTCCTTATCTGGAAGAGAATAATATCAAAACTGTGATTGACATGGGAGATACTTTTGATAACCGTAGGTCTATTGACTTGTGGGCATTAGAATGGGCAAAGGAAAATTATTATGACCGTCTGCAACAGATGGGTGTGACGGTTCATACGATTGTTGGAAATCATACTGCTTACTATAAAAATACGAACTCGGTCAATTCTGTAGGTCTTCTTCTCAAAGAATATGATAATATCAAAATCTATTCTGAAGTAGAAGAAGTTAAGTTAGATAAATTAAAAGTTCTCTTTGTTCCCTGGATTAACCAAGAGAATGAAGAAAACACCCGTAATTCAATTCAGAAGTCAAAGTCCAAGGTTGCAATGGGACACTTGGAACTGAATGGTTTTCGTGCTCATCGTGGGCATGTAATGGAAGACGGTATGAATACTGATATGTTCAGTAAGTTTGACCTCGTTTATTCGGGTCACTATCACACTCGTTCCAATGATGGAAAAATCTTCTATCTAGGAAATCCTTATGAGATGTATTGGAATGATGTGAATGACACTCGTGGATTTCATATCTTTGATACTGAAACACTAGAGCATACTCCGATTAATAATCCTTATAAATTGTTCTACAACATCTATTATGAGGATACCAACTACAAGTTGTTTGATGCTCGTGAATATCAGAGCAAAATCGTAAAGGTGATTGTTAAGAAAAAAACTGAACCTAAACATTTTGAGAAGTTTATAGATAAATTATACTCTGCTGGTATTCAAGAACTCAAAATTGTAGAGAACTTTGATATTCAAGAGAATGAAGAGTTTGAAGTTGAAGAAACTGAAAATACAATTTCAATTTTGAATAGATATATTGATGAGGCAGAATTTGAAGGTGATAAATCTGTCATCAAAGGAATACTTCAAAAAATCTATTCAGAGGCTTGTGAGGTTGAGTAATGTATCTTCTTACTCTTAAAGATCAAAAAGATGACGGAGCATATGCGGTTCATAACCGATATGGAGAAAAAGTTCTCTTTTTGTTCGAAGAGGAAGATGATGCAGTTAGATATGCCCTGCAACTTGAAGATCAAGAAGAAACAGAAATGGAAGTTGTGGAAGTGGATGATGCACTTGCCATAATGACCTGTAAAAGGTATAATTACAAATATGCTGTGGTTACTCCAAACGACATTGTTATCCCCCCTAAACTGAATGATAACCTTTCAAAAGATTAAATGGAAGAACTTTCTCTCTACTGGAAACACCTTCACAGAGATTGACTTTCAAGAACATCACACAAACTTGATTATCGGGACAAACGGTGCTGGTAAATCCACAGTGCTGGATGCTCTGACATTTGTCTTATTCAACAAACCTTTTCGTAAAATCAATAAACCTCAACTTATTAACACCGTTAATGAAAGGGAGTGTTTGGTTGAGATTGAATTTACAATCAATAGTCGGCAATACCTTGTTCGTAGGGGTATTAAACCTGCCGTATTTGATATTATTGTAAATGGTGTTGAGTTGCATCGTGAAGCGGATGATCGTGCAATGCAACGTATTTTAGAAGAAAATATTTTAAAACTAAACTATAAGTCTTTTACTCAAATTGTAATTTTGGGTAGTAGTACTTTTGTACCGTTTATGCAACTGACAACTTCTAATCGTCGTGAGGTGATTGAAGACTTGTTGGATATTCGTATTTTTTCTGCGATGAATAATCTTGTAAAAGATAAAATTCGTGAAAGAAAGGAACAAACAAAATCTCTTGAACTGAAGAAAGAAAATCTCAAAGACAAGATGAAAATGCAAGAGAGTTTCATCGAAGAACTTGAAAATCGTGGCAATGCCAATATAAATTCCAACAAGGAAAAGATTACCAAGTTAGATGCTGAAGTTGGCATTTATATGACGGAAAATGCTACAACTGAAGAAACAATCTTTAAGTTCACTAAAGAACAAGAGGAGGTCATTGGTGCTGGAGATAAGTTAGTAAAGCTTAACAATCTGAAGGGTAAAATCTCTCAGAAAGTATCTGCAATTACTAAAGAGCATAAGTTCTTCACTGAAAATACGGTATGCCCTACCTGCACCCAGACTATAGAAGAGGAGTTCCGGTTAAATAGAATTACAGACGCTCAAGATAAAGCAAAGGAACTCCAGAAAGGTTATCAAGACCTGGAGGAGACTATAAAAGTAGAACAGGAGAGAGAGCGTCAATTTATCGCACTTTCTAAGGAGATCACGAAACTCAATCATGAGATTTCTCAAAACAATACTCGGATTATCCTCAATCAGAGACAAATCAGAGACCTTGAACATGAAATTCAAACTATTACCGAAAACCTTGCAAATAGAAATACTGAGCATGAGAAGTTAGAAGAATTTCGATCCAATCTCCAAAAAACATTTGAAGAACTAGCAAAGAAAAAAGAAGAAATCGTTTATTACGATTTTGCCTATTCCTTACTCAAGGACGATGGCGTAAAGACGAAGATCATCAAGAAGTATCTTCCGTTCATAAATCAGCAGGTAAATCGTTATCTTCAGATGATGGATTTTTATATTAATTTCAATCTGGATGAAGAATTTAACGAAACGGTAAAATCGCCTATTCACGAAGACTTTTCTTATAGTTCTTTTAGTGAAGGTGAGAAAATGAGAATTGACCTTGCCCTTCTCTTTACTTGGAGAGAAGTCGCCCGAGTTAAAAATTCCGTTAATACCAATCTGCTGATTATGGATGAGGTATTTGATTCTTCGCTTGATGGTTTCGGAACCGATGAGTTTCTGAAGATTATCCGTTATGTCATTAAAGATGCTAATATCTTTGTGATTTCTCATAAGTCAGACCTGCATGACAAATTTGAAAGTGTCATAAGGTTTGAGAAGGTTAAAGGGTTCTCCCGTAGAATATCCTCATCAGCACAAGACGAATGACTACTCCAAATTGGCAACACCATTCTAAAAAGGAGCAGAAGCGGAAACTGAAACCGCAAGCACTCCGACAAGCAAAGGTACGCCGCCAAGCACTTAAGAAGCGTCTCCAACAAGGGGGCGCTTCTCCTTTTTGGATAAATACTTAAAAAGTATTGGTTAAATGAAAACCTTTAAACAGTTTTTGCAAATATTAGAAGAACAAAGTAATATTAAAAAATCGCCAACTTATGGGCGAATGAATCTTGGATATCTTGAAAATCCAATCGTTAGTGTTGCTAAAAGTATAGCAAGACAGACTGGAATGATTAAGACGCCTCAACAAGTTCCTGGCATTGTTAGAAATATTGCAACTCAAGGTCCTTCAAAACCAGCTCCAGCAGCAAAACCAAAATTTCAAATTGGAACTCCACCAGCATCATTAGTTAATACTGTAACCGCACCTAGAGGACCTGGTAGATTTGTTAGAGGACCTGTGGATGCGGCAGTTCAAGTTTTGGGTAGTATGGCTGTTGAACCAACATCCAAAGCAATAGTCAAAGCTGGATTAAAACTTGCAGGTAAAGAAAAGCAAGCAATGCAAGTTCAACCAAGTTTTTATGGTAAACAGGGTCCAGATTTAACTACCGATATTGCTCGTAGATTGAGACAGCAAACTAAACCCACTCCTACTCAACCAGTAAAACCAGTGGCATCTAGTTCTGGTCAAATGTCGCCCATTTTTCAAAATCCTGAATCAAAATATACGTCAAGAACTGCTACAGCGGCAGAATTTTTCAAAAAAGGGATAAAACCAGAACCTAAACTTCCATCTCTTGTAAGAAATACCGAAGCTCCTATTGAACCTTTAGTAAAACCCAGTGTTAAACCACCAGCAGCACCTGTGGTGAAACCAGTCGTTCGTCCAGCAGCGAAACCAGTTGTTAGTGCAACAACTCCTGCACCTAAACCTCAACTAGGTCCAACAGGAAAACCAGTTGTTGGTGGGATTGAAAGAAGAACTCCTACCTCTGATGAAATGAGATTTGCACAGGCACAGCGTGGTGCTCTAGCAGATGTTGAGAAGGTAAATAATGTCGCAGCAACTTCTCCAACTCCTAGTATGAAACCAGAAAGAGAAAGTTTAGCAAAGCAAGTTGCTGACCTGAGATCAACTAGGGAGCGTATTGCTAGAGAAGGTATAAAATCTCAAACCAAGTAAAATATAAATAACTAAAAAGTCTTGAAAAATGAGAGATCAAGAAATTATTGATTTACAAGAGGCATATGCTTCTGTTTATGCAAATCTAGACGAAAGAAAATATGATAAAGATGAACCATTGCCTGGTTCTGGAAAAACTCCCGCACAAAAGATGCAAAGGAAGCGTGATCAACACGCTGCAAGAGTTAAGTTAGGAAATCCTGCTCTTGGTAGAAGTCCTCGCAACGATCCTGAAAGAGACTCATATCGTGATAGAGCAAGTATGATGGATCGTGTTAAATCTTCACAAGATAAGGGTGAAGAACCAAGAGATGATGAAGGAAGAAAAAATCTGATTAAAGCAGCTCGCCGCCCTCGTGCTTCTTATGAAAGGCAAGATAATCGTCCTGGTGGATTGAGAGCAGGCAATACCAAAGCAGGTGGACATAGAACTCTTAAGCGTTTAGAACCAGAAGAAACAAAGGAATCATTTGATCTCTTTGATTATCTGCTAGAATACCTAGTTGCCGAAGGTTATGCTGACACCAACAAAGCAGCTCTTGCTATTATGGCAAATATGAGTGAAGAGTGGAGACAGGATATTCTTGAGAAGAGTAAAGATGATCTAGGTGATTTAGAGCATCCAACCTATAGAGACGCAAGAATACGCAATACACCACAAGGTAAACCTTTACCACCTTCATATAAAGGTGACAAACCAGGTATTGATAAAATTACAGGGCTTCCAGTGAAAGGAGTCTGAGACCACTTTCCAAACTGGCACATAAGAGGGTTTCACCACCCTCTTTTTTTGTATAATGATTTCATACGCACCAGACCTATGACCGTCCGCCACG